GAAGTTCTCGGTATCTCTCATCATTCCAAAAAGCGACAAGAAAACCATTGAAGCCATCAAGAAAGCGATTCAAGCCGCCTACAAAGAAGGCGAAGCGAAGCTTAAAGGCAATAGCCGCTCTGTTCCGCCGCTTGAATCCATCAAGACACCGCTTCGTGACGGTGATACGGAGCGTCCGGATGACGAAGCCTACGCAAACAGCTATTTTCTCAACGCCAACTCAACCACTCAGCCGGGTATTGTCGATGCCAATGTGCAGCCGATTCTGACCCGCTCTGAAGTCTACAGCGGAGTCTACGGCAGAGCGTCGATTAACTTCTACGCCTTCAACTCCAACGGCAATCGCGGAATCGCCTGTGGCTTAAATAACCTGCAGAAAATCCGTGACGGAGAACCCCTGGGAAGCCGTACCAGCGCAGAAGATGACTTTGCTGATTTTGTTGAAGACGATGACTTTTTGAGCTAAGGAGACTATCTCATGTTTTGTGAATACTTTTCTCAGCTCTATCAGCTTTTCACAGCAACGCTTCTGGCCGGAACACTAGCCTTCTTACCTTTCTACCTTGTCTACAGGTTTTGCAAAGCAGTATGGAGACAGGCAAAAAAGCAAAGAAAAAACTGATGACGGGAGGGCGGGGTCAAAGGCTCCGCCCTTTTTCTCTATGGAGGGAGTAAATGAAAACAATATGCTTAGACATTGAAACTTTTTCCTCTGCCGATTTAAGAAAAACAGGAGTTTTCAGGTATGTCGAGGAGCCGGACTTTGAAATTCTGCTTCTTTCTTATGCCATCGACGGAGGAGAGATAAAGACGATTGACCTCGCTCAGGGTGAAAAGATGCCGGAGAGACTCATCCATGCCCTTCTTTCAGATGATGTCATCAAATGGGCTTTTAACGCTCAGTTTGAGCGGGTTTGCATTTCAGAATGGCTGAAAAGAGAGGGTTATGTATTGGAAAAAACGCTGCCCTTTGGCCATGTTCCTGAGTATCTTCATTACCTATCTCCTAAGTCCTGGTACTGCGATATGGTCTGGTCTGCTTATCTGGGGCTTCCCTTATCTTTGGAAGGGGTCGGTGAGGTTTTAGGACTGGATAAACAAAAACTAAAGACCGGAAAAGATCTCATCCGCTATTTCTCTGTTCCCTGTAAGGCGACTCAGGCAAATGGCGGCAGAACAAGAAACCTGCCCTCACACGATCCGGAAAAATGGGAGCTTTACAAATCCTACAACAAGCGAGATGTAGAAACGGAACTTCTCATCCATGACAAGCTTTCCCGTTTTCCCATGCCGGATCAGGAATGGGAAATTTATCACAGAGATCAGGAAATAAACGACCTCGGCATTTTGCTGGATAAAGACCTCGCTCAAAATGCCATCCGGATGAATGAAGCCGTGCGTGAAGAAAGCATGAAAAAACTCAAACGAATCACCGGGCTTGAAAATCCCAATTCTGTCCTGCTGCTAAAAGAGTGGCTTTTATCAAAGGGTATCGCAACAGAATCTCTTGATAAAAAGGCAGTAAAAGAACTCCTTAAAGATGCTTCAGGCGATGTCAAAGAGGTTCTTGAAACCAGGCAGAAACTTGCCAAGTCCAGCGTTAAGAAATACGAAGCGATGAGTGACTGCGTCTGTCGTGACGACCGTGCGAGAGGACTTTTGCAATTCTATGGAGCCAACCGCACCGGCCGCTTTTCAGGAAGGCTCATTCAGGTTCAAAACCTCCCAAGAAACAAGATGGAGGATTTGGAGCTTGCAAGAAAGCTGGTCAAGGATGATGACCTTAAATCCTTAAGTCTGCTCTTTGATTCTATTCCGCAAGTCTTATCGGAACTGATCCGCACCGCCTTTATTCCGAAAAAAGGACGCATCTTTCTTGTCGCTGACTACTCAGCCATTGAAGCAAGAGTTTTAGCCTGGCTGGCGGAAGAAACATGGCGGATGGCACTTTTCTCTGAGGGTGGTGATATCTACTGTAGGTCGGCAAGTGAGATGTTCGGCGTTCCTGTAGAAAAGCACGGTGCGAATGCACATCTCAGGCAAAAAGGAAAGATAGCGGAACTCGCCTGTGGCTACGGCGGCTCGGTCGGAGCCTTAAAAGCAATGGGTGCTCTTGAGATGGGGCTTTTGGAAGAGGAACTGCCGAACTTGGTAAGTGCCTGGCGTGCGACGAACCCTAATATTGTCATGCTCTGGCAGGACATTGACCGGGCGGCTATGGCTGCTGTCAGAGAGCGATCGAGGAAAAAGGAAGTAAAAAATATCCGCTTTCGCTATGAGTCCGGCATGCTCATTATCACCCTTCCGTCCGGTCGAGAGCTTTTCTATGCAAAACCCCGCATTGAAGAAAACCGCTTCGGCGGTGAGTCCATCACTTACGAAGGCGTAGGGACGGGTAAGCGCTGGGAGCGAATTGAAACCTACGGCGCAAAGCTTGTCGAAAACATCGTGCAGGCTATTTCCAGGGACATCTTATGCAGTGCCCTTATGACCTTTAAATACTCCGACATTGTCATGCATGTTCACGATGAGATCGTCATCGAAGCCGATCCCCGCATGTCGGTACAGGCTGTATGTGAGCAGATGAGCCGGACACCTGAATGGGCTGAAGGATTAAAGCTTGATGCGGATGGCTTCACTTGTTCATTTTATCAGAAAGATTAATTGCCCAAAAACACCGGATCTGTCCAAGGGGGAAGTGAAGGGAGTTTTCCCTATCACAAAAAAACGGAGGACAGATCATGTTTTATACCAAATTGACACTTTCAGAAAACAGCAAGGTTATCACCCGCCTATCTGATAAAAACGTCTACTCCATTTGCCCTAAATGCGGAAAAGAAATCCAGGTGAACCTGAGTGACGTTTTGAAAGAAGAAGATACCGATCTTCATACAACCTGCGTCTATTGCAAATCCTGTGCAGCCGAGTGGCTGAAAGAAAAAGCGGGGGTCTTCTATGAATGACCTCCAGAGAAAAGCCATCGGAAAATTAAGAAACAAAGGCGCAGGCTACAAAGCGATCGCTCAAAAACTGGGCCTTTCCGTCAACACCGTGAAGTCTCACTGCAGACGAAACGGGCTGACGGGAAACCGAAGCGTTACAGATGCTATTGAAGTTCTCTTTTGCAAAAAGTGCGGAAAGAAGCTCACGCAGAGCGTAGGAGCAAAGCAGAAAAGCTTCTGTTCCGATGAATGCAGGCTCTCCTGGTGGAAAGATCATCCGGAGAAGGTAAAGCGCAAAGCCTACTACGAGCTGACCTGTGCTTATTGCCGGAAGGCCTTTCATTCATACGGAAATAAAAACCGAAAGTACTGCTCCCATGAATGCTATATCGCTGACCGCTTCGGGGGTGGTTCTTCATGACAAAGGAGCAATTTGAAAGAGAATCAAGGTATCAAGAAGCCTTCCTGCTGGTTGAAAACCTGTACGAAAAAGGGCTTCTGACAGCCGAAGAAAGCCGGAATTTAATGCACCATTTTGAAGACTTATATCAGCCCATAATCGGCCATTTATTACTTGCTATTTATCCTCTTTAGAGTGATGTATATGAGTGGAGGTGATAGTTCATGACGAAAATAATACAAAAAGTGAACGCCGTGAAAATGGAGCCGCCAAGGAAAAGAAAGGTGGCTGCCTATGCTCGGATATCTATCGAGAAAGGCAGAACGCCCCATTCGCTCTCTGCTCAAATCAGCTATTACAGCAAGCTTATTCAGGGAAATGCCGACTGGGAGTATGCAGGAGTCTATGCCGACAAAGCCGTCTCAGGGTTAACAACAGACAGACCGGAATTTCAAAGGATGCTAAGTGATGCACGGGATGGGAAAATCGACATCATCTTGACAAAATCCATCTCGCGCTTTGCAAGAAATACGGTCGACCTTTTGGAGACAGTGAGGGAGCTGAAGGATTTAGGCATTGAAGTGCGTTTTCAAAAAGAAAAGATTCATACCTTATCTGAAGACGGTGAGCTGATGCTTTCGCTTCTTGCTTCCTTTGCCCAAGAGGAAAGCAGGTCCATTTCCGAAAATGTGAAATGGGGCATCCGCAAGAACTTTCAAAAAGGCATCGGGAATTCCTTTCATATTTACGGCTACCGCTGGACGGGCAAAGAGTTTGTCATTGTTGAGGAAGAAGCAAAGATCGTAAGGCTTATTTACGATAACTTCTTAAACGGCATATCAGCGGAAAAGACAGAAAAGCAGCTCGAAGAGATGGGCGTCAAGTCCTATACGGGCGGCCATTTTGGAAATAACAGCATTCGCCAAATCTTAAAGCAGGAACGCTACACCGGAAATACGCTCTTTCAGAAAACCTACATCGAAGACGGAAAAACCAAGTACAACAATGGTGAACTTCCTCAATATTATGCGAGAAACACCCACCCCGCCATCATCAGCGAGGAAACTTTCAACAAGGTACAGGAAATAAGGCAGAGAAAACGGGAGCTGGGGGCTTTTGCCAATCCGCATATCAAGACATCCGCTTTAACCTCGAAAATCAAATGCAAACACTGCAATCGGAGTTTTCAACGTTCAACCAGAAACACTAAGAGCGGGAAATTAAGGAGCTGGATATGCGCGACAAGAAAAGCGGGACAGGGAAATCCCTGTGGCACCGGTGATATAAACGAGGAACAGCTCAAGAAAATTATCTGCGAGGTTCTCGACATCGATGAATTTGATGACGAGATCTTTCTTGAAAAAGTAGATCATATCGATGTCACAGGAAAAGACCATCTGGAATTTTTTATGGCCGATGGTTCGGTTATTCATCGCACCTACGTATCCACTGCCAGAAAAGATGCCTGGACACCCGAATACAAAGAAAGATACAAAAGGATAAAGCGAAGCAAAGATACCAACGGTTTAAAAAATCCGGCAACTCCCTATACAGGATTTATCAGGTGTGCCAGATGCGGCAACAGTTTTAGTGGACAAAGGAGAACTCTAAAAGACGGCACAACAGAATATTACTTGAGATGTCGAACGAAGATTAGTGAGTGTCCGTCAAACACTATTCAGGAATCGACCTTGAACGCTTTAGTCTGCGATGTTTTAGGCCTTGATGAATATAGCGAAGAAGCAATGGATAAGGCGATGGATTACTGCGAGATAGCAGATAATACCGTCTCCTTCCACTTCCGTGACGGCCACTTCGAAGAAAGGCACTACGAAGAAAAGAAACGGGGCACGCCCTGGAGCAAGGAACGTCGCAAGAAAGCCTTAAAAGGCATGAAAGAATACTGGAGCGATCCTGAGCACCGCAAAGAAGCAAGCGAGCGCATGAAGAAAATAAGGAAGGAGAAAAAATGGTCAAGTCAGTAACAACAATACCCGCCAAGATAAATAAAAAGACGGCTATGCCCATTGACTCTCCGAGGAAAAGACGAGTCGCTGCTTATGCCCGTGTTTCTACCGACAGTGAAGAACAAGCAACCAGCTATGAAGCTCAGGTCGACTATTACACCAACTACATCAAAAATCGAACAGACTGGGAATTTGTCAGGGTTTATGCTGATGAGGGCATTACAGGAACGAACACCAAAGACCGGGTCGAGTTTAAGGCTATGATTAACGATGCCTTAGACGGAAAGATTGACCTTATCATCACAAAATCGGTCAGCCGTTTTGCAAGAAATACCGTTGATACTTTAACGACCGTTAGGAAGCTCAAAGAGAAAAACATCGAGGTCTGGTTCGAGAAGGAAAACATTCAAACGCTCGACTCCAAAGGCGAACTTCTCATCACGATCATGTCTTCTCTTGCCCAGGAAGAATCCAGATCTATTTCTGAAAACTGCACCTGGGGACAAAGGAAGCGATTTGCAGATGGAAAAGTAACCGTGCCTTTTAGTCGCTTTTTAGGCTATGACCGAGGAGAGGACGGCAATCTCATCATCAATCCCGAAGAAGCAAAAAGCGTGAAGCTTTTATATGCACTCTTCCTTGAAGGACGATCTTGCTACGGAGTTGCCAAAGAGCTGACAGCTCGAGGGATTAAAACGCCGGGCGGCAAAGATAAGTGGAGCGCACAAAGTGTCAAATCAATCCTGACCAACGAAAAATACAAAGGTGATGCACTTTTGCAGAAGTCTTTCACCGTCGATTTTCTGACCAAGAAGAAAAAGAAAAATGAGGGTGAAATCCCTCAGTACTATGTGAAGAATAATCACGAAGCCATCATTGAGCCTGAAACTTGGGATTTCGTTCAAACGCTCCTTGAGCATGATTACAGGAAATCAAAGAACAGCGTATCCATCTTTTCAGGGAAGCTAAAATGCGAGGACTGTGGAGACTGGTACGGTTCTAAGGTCTGGCATTCCACCAGCAAATATAAGCGTACGATCTGGCAGTGCAACAGCAAGTTTAAGGAAAAATGTCAAACTCCGCACTTTACAGAGAATGAGATCAAAGAAGCCTTTATGAAAGCCGTAAACATTCTGATGAAAGACCGTAAGCAGATTCAAGCAAACTTTCAGGCCATTGAAACCGTCGCCTACAGCACAAAAGAGCTGGAGATTGAGCGAGACAAGCTCTATGCAGAAATGGAGTCCATCTCAAATCTCATGGAACAGGCTATTCAAAATAACGCCCGAGTGGCCTTGGATCAGGAAAAGTACAATCAGGAATTTGATGAGATGACTGAGCGGTTTAACGGTGTGAAGAAAAAATATGATGCCATCAATGAAAAGATTGAAGACAAGAAAACCCGGCACATTCAGGCCGGGCGATTTATAAAGACTCTACTATCCGAAGATGAGATGGCAACTTTCAGCCCGCTTCTCTGGCAAAGTCTGCTTGATTATTCCAAGGTTTCAAGAGATGGAAAGCTGACCTTTATCTTCAGAAACGGGATGGAGATTTAAGGTTATTATCTTCTTGAATAAGTTTTACAAAGCAACTTATACAGACTACTTTTTTGCCGATTTATAAGATCTCATTATTACTTCTTGGATTCTTCTTTCGCCTTTTTCTCTTCTATTTTCTTAATATAGTTATCTGCTTTTTGATGATAGTACGATTGTCGAGTTACCTTAATTCTTTCGCATAAGGCAATCGCATCATCATATCGTTTAGCTTTAATATAGAAATCTGGCAATCTGAACATCCAATGCGAGCCTTCGAAGATGGGACCCCCGTTTTGCCAGATTCTCTCCCAAAAATTAATTATCCACATCAAATCTTTGTCCTGGGCATATTTTCTGTCTGCTTCTTGTATAGCTTTAATTTGCTCATCTTGATTTCGAAGTTCTCGATAACCGTTTGGGTCGTATGATTTTATATCATCCATAAATTTTTTATTGGACTGTTCTAACCTGTTTTCTATCTCTTTGTGTTTGCTGTCTATTATTTCTTTATAATGACTCTTGTCGTCATATCCGAGCATCCAGTTTAAATCCCAAACGGTAAAATCTGTATATTTACTATGACTATGCATATATGCCACATACTCATTTTCAGAAAGTTCTTCTTCGCCAGACTTTGTCAACATATACTTTCTTTCAATACCTGCATCTAAAAGCTCAGTCTCAGAAACATTATCATAAACTCTCAAAACTAGTTCATCTTTTTTGCCTGATAGTTTTAGATTATGCTCTCTCAGAATTTCTTTAAGCTGTGTAATCGTAAGAGACTTAAGTGCCGCACCAGCAGGCCCTAACTCAATGAATCCTCTACTTTCAAGACTTCGTAGAGCGGCTCCAACGTCTCTGATTCCGTATGCGAACCACCAAAATCCTGGGTAGCCATTCTGAGGATTTGGATAAGTACCTTTTGAACAGTAATGTAGCAAAAGTATTTCACTAACAAAAAGGCCCTTTCGTGATGGAATGCTTGTCTTTTTTCTCTCTTCTAATGAAATAATATCTTTTTCAAAAGGACTTCCCTCAAAAACCTTGGATGTATAGTACTCATCTTCTTGATAATATTGTTTTTCAGAGTCTGGAATTGAAGAAGTTTCTTTTTCCAATATCTGGTCAGTTATTGACACATCATTTTTCTTTAGTTTTCTCTTTTTCCTAAAAAAATCAAGCAATCCCATTTTAATCGCTCCTCCTCTTTCCAAGAGGGCATATTGCACACCCCTAAAAACTTTTGAACCCCCTAAGCAACCGCTCTTTTGCAATCGTTAAATTGTATCAATTTCGGTATTATCATTTCGAGAAAGGTGAGCGAGGCGAGCTTGCGGTGGAAGGCTTTCAGTTCGGCGATGGTACTTTTGGAGCGCTCGAAT